CCCGAAGCTCATTCCAACAAGCAAGCCGTTATCATGCAGGCTCTTTCCAAGGGTAATGGAATAGAAGAGGTATGGGTTGCTTCAGCTACAAAATTCGGAAAAAGTCTGGCTGCTAGTGTGGCTATTGCTAACGGCTTATTACGTAATCCTGGAATATATCTAAGATGGTGTGCCCCCATATACGAGCAAAGCCTTATTGGTTACAGCTATGTAAAACGCATAATACCAGATCAATTCGTAAAATGTAACGAGGGCGATCCGAGCATGAAAGTCTTGGGGGATCACGGCGGCAAGATTCGTTTCCTCCACGGGCGCGACCCTTATAGCCTTGAGGGAGCAGCCGTTGACGGTTACGTATTTGATGAAGCTGCAAAGATGAAAAAGCAGGTCTATATCTCTGCTCGGACTACGATGACCCAGAGGGGAAACAAGAGCCTACTTATCAGCACGCCTTTGGGTTCCAACTGGTTTAAGGAAGGATGCGACGAGGCCAAGGCTGAAATGGTGTTGGCGAGACGGCAAGGACGAATGCCGAGGAAGCTATTCATAACTGCAAGGACCGAAGACAATCCATTTGTTCCTCGCTATGAAATCGAGTCCGCTCGGAAAGCGATTGGCGAAAGATTGTTTAGGCAGTTCTATTTGGCAGAGTTCCTTTCTGACTCAGCAGTTTTTTCAAACTTCACAGCCTGCTATTTCACCGAAAAGATGAATCTTGTCGAGGAATTCAGGTGGTGTACAGATGACGCATCAGAATCAGATGTGTGCATAGGCGTCGATTGGGCGCGACAAGTAGATTTTACCGTGATGACTGCGATTGACATAAAACGCAGACGCGTTGTGGGTTTGTGGCGGATGAATAAAATCAGCTATACGCTGCAGATCTTGGCGTTAAAGCGATTCGCGGGAATGTTCAAGACTGTAGAAATCATACTACACGATAAAACAGGCGTCGGTGTTGCGCTAGACGACATGCTGCACGAAACCGAATTACCATTCAAAGGGATAACATTTACAAACCACAACAAAAACCAATTTGTCACAAACCTATGTCTATCAACGGAAGCAAAGGCAATCGAGATTCCTTATATCTCACAGTTAGATGATGAGATGAAAGCCTTTGAAGTTAAGCATACCTCGCTCGGACTCCCTACTTACGCGGCTTCTGTTGGCTCACACGATGATATTGTTATGAGCCTATTGCTTGCTCACCAAGCTTTGGAATATTGTTCAGATGCCGATTACACAATCATCTCAATCTGATATAAACTTAACCATTAATGGTTAAGGAGATCAAAAAAATGGATATGCTCGAATACGAGAGCGGATATTCACCGTTAGATGTTAAGGCATTTGACCAATTTGGCGCTAACGATGCTTTACCAGCAGCTTGGAGCAGGGAGATTCCAACTTTCACAGATGCGAGAGCTCTCAAGAGCATCTATTTCACGGAGGATTGGATCTTCATTTTGATTGATAAAATTGCGATGAAGCTCTCCCCTGTTCCGCTGAAAGTTTTCAAGCAATCAGTGATTGACGGTGAAACATTATTCGAGCCAGCCCAAGGTCATCCCGTTCAATCAATTCTGGATAATCCAAACGAGTTTCAAACTAACTACGCTTTGCAGTATTCGACTCTAACCGATCTTTGCGTAACAGGAAACGCATTGCTATATAATGCGATTATAAATCGGAAGCTCATTCATATCCCAGCCGAGTCTATCTGCCTTGATATTGACGGCAATGGTAGGCTAAGAAATTACATGATAACGGGATGGGATAGGCAGTCGATGCCTATGGAAAATATCAAGGCTAGGATAGATCCAAGGAATATAATTCATATCAAAAAGCCTAATGCGAGCTCGATACACTGGGGCCTTAGTCCCCTTGTCCCTGGCCAAAGCCCGATCCTATTCAATCGCTATTCATCCGAATACCTTAACAACTTTTTTCGCAAGGGCGCACAGCCCGGAATGGTCATAACAAGTGGAGAGGGTACAAGCACGAAGCAGAGGGAGGATCTACAGAACAGCTTAGAGAAGCATAATGCAGGAAGGAATAATCAGCGCCGGTTTATGGTCCTGCCTAACGGTTCAACGGCTGAGATCTTTCCGCATACGATCAGCGACATGCAGCTTCTGGACCACGTAAAGAACAATCGTGAGACAATCATAAATTTGCTTGGTGTCCCCAAAGAAATTTTGAGCATACAGGACACGGGGAGCGGGCTTGGGTCAGATCAGTACCGCGAAGCTATTAAGAGTTTCTGGACGGGTACACTGATGAGCCTTGGCGATCTATTAGCCGAGAGCATGAGCCTAGCTTACAAGCCATATCTTGGCGATAATTATGTAATCAAGAAAGACTACAGCCAAGTGCCGGAACTGCAGGAGGATCTAAAGACTAAATCCGATCTTGCAACCGCGATGCTCGGGACTCTTACGCTAAACGAAGTTCGTAAGAAAGTTTGGAAGCTAGACCCGCTTGTTGGGGGTGATGTAACCCCAACTAAGCAGCCCATGCAACCGCAATTCGGTGGTGGATTCCCGCAACAGGCATTAGAACAGATCACACAATCAGAACAGCAGAGTCTTCAGTCACTTCCTCCTGCAGAATCTAACCCTGTGGATAATACCCATTCAGAAGTCGAATTAGATTATAAAAGTCAAAATCTTATGCAATTTGGAAAGTACATAAAAGAGGAAGGTAAATCTTGGTGGGATAAACGGGAGGGCGATGCTTTGGAAAAAGCGAAGCAGCGAGAGGAACCCATTAAAGAGCTATTTTTGGATATGATTGTCGATCAATATGCAACGGCTGCTAGCATTGCGAAAGATATGCTTATCACAAAAACCGTGGAAATTACAAACGAAGAAAAACTGAAAAAAGATATTGCGAGAGCTTTTCAAAAACAAAGGACCAAGTACAAAGAAAAATATGTAAAGGTATTAGACGCAGAAGTAGAACTTGGGTACGACACAATTCTTAATATGCCTTTTGGTGGTCAGAATCAAGAGGAAATAGCCGTTATACGAGACGAAAAATATAAGGACAGAAGGAAAGACTTATTCAAAAGAGCTGAGCAGTCTTACGACTTTCTATCTCAGACTACCATCGACAAGGTTTTCACAACAATTCGGACTGGAATCGAAGGAAACAAAAGTATAGCTGATATCGGTACTGATATTAAGAACGTGGCAAAGGTAAGTCTAGGCCGAGCCGATACTATCGCAAGGACTGAAGTATTGACGGCGAATAGCATTGGGCAAGGCGCAGCTATGCGTGACGCTGCAAAGGTTTTACCAGATCTTTATAAGGTTTGGGTCAATGCCAATGATGAGAGAGTTAGAGGCAATCCAGGTGGTATTTATGCAGATAGCAAAGGGGATCATTGGAGTATCGCAGGGGACCCAATACCATATGATAAAAAATTTGAGAATGGTTTGGATTATCCGAGAGAGGCAGGCGGGCCAGCTCACGAGGTGATAAACTGTCGCTGTACTCTTATAGCAGTATCTAAAAAAGATCTAGCACGATTAGGTTTCAAAAAAGGGAGATAGATAATGGAAGCTCTGAACTTGGATCAAGAATTCTGGAAAGAAAAGCTCTGCATTAAGGTCAAGAAGCTGAAAGATGATTCGATGTATATCGAGGGTTACGCTAACATGGCGACTCTTGATAGGGTCAAGGAGATTATTAACCCGAAGGCTTGGAAGCTAGACAGCTTTAACAAAGCTGGCGTTATCCTTTTCAATCATGATCAGCACAAGCCCATAGGTAAGCCCGTTAAAATCGAGGTGAGAAACGATGGGCTATATATCAAGGCTAGGATTAGCGGTTCAAATGATCCAGAGATAACTAAGATTCGAGATTTGATTGAAGAAGGAATACTTAACCAATTCTCTGTAGGATTCAAAACGAAAGATAGCAAACGATTGAATGACGGAAGCACCGAAATAACCGACGCTGAACTGTTCGAGGTGTCCGTTGTTTCTGTTCCAGCTAATGCGGATTCGCTGTTCAAAATGTCATCAAAGTATCTTAAAAATGAGACATTCAATCAAACTATCACGGAGTATCTGACTATGAAACATGCTGGACCTGCTCTAAGATTCCGTAAAGAACTGAAGAAAAAGAATATCCTTATATCATCGGCTCAGGATATTCTAATTCGAGAAGCAAGTATACCTGCCGAGATCGTGGAAGGTCTTACGTCGGGCGAGATGGAATGGAAAGCAGATTTTTTTGACTTAGTAAACAAAACATTTGGAATCAATGTCAAAGCTAGCTCCGATAATCCTGATGATGATGATAGTGATGCTGCTTCTGCTGCCTCCGAAGCTGCTGCTATTGATGATTCTGCTGCTATTGGATCAGATGAAAGCGGAGTAAAAGATAAGCCTATGGAAGAGGAAGAGGAAGAGGAAGAGGAGAAACTTGTCGATTTAGTTGTGAAGTTCAAGGCAGATTCTGGAATCGAAGATGACCAGATGCCTCCTGAGTGGCTTGAAGCATTTTTGAACTGGATGGAAACAAGAAAATCTGGTTCACCTATAACTGTTAAAAACTCACATATAACGGTTAAGGAACTCCCATCGGCTGTTCCAATCGCTCCTGCTCCCCAAACTTCAGTAGCTGTTAAACCAGCTACTGCTGTCGATACCGACGTAAACCCCTACAAACAACAAGCAGAACAGACAAATGTTCTCCTTGGCTTAGTTGTTAATTTATTGCAAACTATCTCTAGTCAACTAGAATCATCGAACGCTCAGCCCAAGCAAGGATTAGAACTTCCCCCGGTTGCCCAACCAATGGAAGCCGTAATTCCTCCGAATGCTGAAACGACGAAATCAATCGCAGTAGTGAATCGGTACGTGGAAAATCTGTCTCAAAGGCTTAAAGCTCTTAATCTATAAGACAAACATTTGGAGAGAATCATGGATAAAGAAATGCAAGAACTGCTGACACGGATCAGCACAATGGAAACCCAGCTTGTAGCTGCTGAGAAAAAATCTCTCGAAGAAAAAGACGAGATGGCTCGCATCATGGCGGGCGGTTCGCACAACTCCCCAATCATCGGCGCAAACAGTCATGAAGCCCGTGCTATGTCTATGTTCGGCTGCAGTCACGTCAAAGCATTACTCGAAGTCAACACAGGTGACGCCAAGTATTCCTGGGTCCCCCTGGAAGTTAAGCAGTCTGTTGTTAGTCTCAAAAGAGCGGTTGATAACGCTCGCTGGTCTGCACAGATGTTTCACGGCGCTCCGCGAGATCATATTGGTCAAAGCCCAGAGCAGGACAGAACAGCGAAAATCAAGGGGATGCTTGATACCTACTTTGCTAAAAACGTCCTTGTGCCACAATTGAAGGCATTCGGAAGTGGCGTAGCGACAGGAGGGCTAGAATGGATACAAACGATCACTGCGTCAAATTATATCCAGGAGTACCAATCTGCCAGGGTAGTAGAAGACAAATTCCGTGATATGCCCATGCCTTCAAGCCCTTGGCTGTTGCCGATTCAGGATGGCTCAACGATAGCTCGGAAGATTGCGGAAAATACGTCGATCAGTGGTGTCAATTTTACAACTGGTAAGCTCACCTTCACGGCAAAAAAGCTGGGCGAGCATTACGTACTGCCAGAAGAGCTTACAGAAGATTCTGCCGTAGCCATATTCGATATCGGTCGAAATGAGGTAGTCGCGGCTCAATCAAGAGCTGGCGAAACGGCGGTGCTCAATGGTGACGATGATGGAACCCATATTGACAGTGATAGCCAAGCTGGCGCAGCAGATTTAGCTGTGAAGGTTTGGAAGGGTCTACGTCGGAATGCACTAGCCAATACGGCCAATGGGGGAACGACTGACTTCAGTAATGCTGCTATTACTGAGGCAAACTTGCGCGTTTTGCGTCAGCGAATGGGCAAGTTCGGCAATAATCCAAGTGAATTATGCTTCTTTGTCTCTTCTGTTGGCTTGCAGCAAATGATGGCGCTACCCTCCGTCATTACGAT